GTTTTATCACCCTCACCTATGACAACGAAAACCTTCCAAAAACTGGATCGCTTGACAAAAGCGACTTCCAAAAATTCCTTAAACGTTTCAGAAAATCCATTGCACCTGCAAAATTACGTTACTACATGGCTGGAGAATACGGCTCAACTTTCGGCAGACCTCACTTCCACGCCTGTATCTTCGGATACGATTTTCATGATAAGAAACTATTCAAAAGGACTCCCTCTGGTTCTCTCATATATACATCCGAAAACCTTAAAGCCCTCTGGCCACATGGTTATTCCTCCATTGGAGACGTTACATTCGAGTCAGCTGCTTACGTTGCTCGATATATTATGCAAAAATACAACGGCCAAATGGAACAAAACAAACACATAACAAAAGATGAGCATTACACATATTGCGACTTAGAAACAGGGGAACTGATAAAACTACTCCCAGAATATAATAATATGAGCCTTAAACCAGGCATAGGGGCTGAGTGGTATAAAAAGTACCGTTCCGACGTGTACCCCCATGACTACGTTGTAGTCAACGGAAAAAAGGTAAAACCACCAAAATACTATGACAAACAATACAAAAATGACTATCCATACGAATACGAAGAATTACTCCACAACCGTGAAACTTCTGCTAAACTAAACCACGAAGACAATACCTATGCCCGCTTATCCGTAAAGGAACAAGTAACAAAGGCCAAACTTCAATTATTAAAACGTACCCTCACTTAGGAAAATCCTCATGAAATTAACACTATGTACTGTAAAAGACCGTGCAGCAGATGCATTCGGTCGCCCAATGTTCGTCCGATCCATCGGCGAAGCAATACGGAGCTTTAGCGACGAAGTCAATCGCTCTGGCGATGACAACCAACTATATAACCACTCAGACGATTTCGACCTATTTGAACTAGGCGAATTCGACGACAATACGGGTTTGTTCGTATTACATGAACAACCCAAACTTGTATCCTTAGGGAAACAAGTAAAAATCACTGATAAAAACTAAGCGTAGAGTAAAAAGGGGGAAACCCCTTTTTCTCACGCAACTAGGCCTAGGAGCTCAATAAAATGCATCGTAACAAGTCGGTAGACGTTCATAAGTTCACAATGATCCCAAAAGCGGATATACCCCGCTCGTCATTTGACTGCCAATCAACCCACAAAACTACATTCGATGCTGGCTTCCTCGTGCCTGTACTCGTAGATGAAATGTTGCCTGGCGATACTTTTCGCTGCAACATGACGGCATTTGCCCGTTTATCTACACCCCTGTACCCAATCATGGATAACATGCATTTGGACAGCTTCTTCTTTTTTGTACCCAATCGCCTTATCTGGTCGAATTGGCAAAAATTCATGGGGGCTCAAAACAATCCAAACGATTCAATTTCGTTTGTAGTCCCCCAACAAGTAACCCCAGCAGGTGGTTACGCTATCGGCAGCCTCCAAGATTACATGGGGCTGCCAACTGCAGGCCAAGTCCAAGCTGGTGGCACCGTAAGTCACTGTGCCTTCTGGCCACGTGCTTACAATCTAATCTATAACGAATGGTTTCGGGACGAAAACCTTCAAAACTCAGTTGTCGTAGACACTGGTGACGGTCCTGATACCGTCACAAACTACACATTGCTTAGACGTGGAAAACGCAAAGACTATTTCACGTCAGCATTACCTTGGCCACAAAAGGGCACATCTGTTTCCTTACCTTTAGGAACAAGTGCCCCAATTAAGTTTGCAGCAACAGCAAACGCTACTAAACCAACAATTTTAGACGGTAATAACGTCATAAAAGGTTTGGTAACCCAATCAGTACCTAACTATCTTGAATCCGCAGGCGTAGGCCCAGGAGCAAGTTCTGCATTATTTGCAGACTTATCATCTGCTACTGCAGCAACAATCAATCAATTACGTCAATCGTTTCAAATTCAAAAATTACTTGAAAGGGACGCCCGTGGTGGAACTCGATACACTGAAATCATCCGCAGTCATTTCGGGGTCATTAGCCCCGATGCACGTCTCCAAAGGCCTGAATACATTGGAGGCGGTTCAACACACATTAACATTAACCCCATCGCACAAACCAATGCAACAGGTGCTAGTGGGACTACTACACCTCTCGGCACACTTGGCGCTATGGGTACTGGTCTCGCTCACAACCATGGCTTTACTTATTCAGCTACTGAACATGGTGTAGTACTAGGCATAGTATGCGTACGTGCAGACCTAACATACCAACAAGGTCTCCACAGAATGTGGAACCGTTCAACCCGATACGACTTCTATTTCCCAGCGTTCGCTACATTAGGCGAACAAGCTGTTCTTAATGAGGAAATTTATGTTCGTGGCGATGCCAACGACACAGGAGTATTCGGATATCAAGAGCGTTGGGCAGAATACCGCTATATGCCCAGCCGTATTTCCAGTCTGTTCCGCAGTACGGCAGCTGGAACTATCGATGCCTGGCATTTGGCACAACGCTTTACATCACTACCAACCTTGAATACAACGTTTATTCAAGAAACACCACCTGTCAGCCGTACCCTTGCGGTAGGCGCAGCGGCTAACGGCCAACAAATTATTTTTGATAGCTTTTTTGATATTAAAAAAGCACGACCAATGCCAATGTACTCTGTACCTGGCTTAATCGATCACTTCTAATGTTTGGTTCAATAGTAAAAGCAATAACGCAACCTGTGTCCAGCCTACTAGGGGCTGGCATAGGTGCAGCTACATCCATTATTGGAGGCAATGCGCAAAACGCAGCAAGCGCGGAGCAGGCCTCCAGACAAATGGATTTCCAAGAGCGTATGCGCGCAACACAATATCAAACCACCGTTGCAGACTTAAAAGCTGCCGGTCTAAACCCAATGCTGGCTTATACACAAGGTGGAGCGGGGACTCCACAAGGCGCAGCAGCGCCAGTATCTAATGTATTAGGGCCAGCAGGAACATCAGCAAAAGAAGCAGCGTTAGCGGTCGCGCAATACCAAAACATGCGAAACACAAACACGCTATTAGAAGAACAGGCAGAAAAAACAAATGCTGACCGATATTTATCGTTAGATCAGGCAGCATACGCTAGAGCAAACACGGCTCGTGAAATATCTCAGATGCCGGGCTATGGCAAATTTGGGGCTCTGCGGGATGCCCAAATAGACCAATTAAGAACATCAAGTGCACTGCAAGGTGCACAACTGAAACAAGCGTTATCACAATCTGCCTATACAAACGAATTAACAAGTCTTGCTAAAACTGGAAGTGCTCCTTCCAGTTCAAAACCAATATATCAAGACATTAAAGGATACTTACACGATAAGTATGATCAATATCAACGCTACTTACCATTTGGGAAAATGAAATGAAACCAATTAAAGTTAGACAACCATACGCATATGATACAGATGCTGCGTCAAATGAGTCAGGGTTGGCTTGTGAGGAGCCAACTCTGGCTCAGCAGCATTACAAAGACGAATGCGATATAAACACCATTCTGGAGCGTTTTAACGTGACAGGAATGCTACCCCAAAGTCCAATATCGCCTCAATATGGCGATTTCTCAGGCATTTCAGACTATCACAGCGCTTTAAACGCTGTAATGTCAGCTATGGAAGAATTTGATAATCTTCCAGCCCAAATCCGAGCTAGGTTCGAAAACGAGCCAGCTCAACTGATCGAGTTCTTGCAAGACGAGAACAATCGACCAGAAGCCGAAAAACTCGGCCTGGTCGCAAGAGCCGTTTCTGATGAAACGGCGACAAGCACAGTTACTCCACTTGATGTAACTGTGCTAGGTGACACCAGCACCAAAAACTAACGATAACCAAGGACAAAAAAATGGCTATGTATAGAAAATCAGTAAGCAAGCGAAAAAGCGCTAAATCGTTCCGTAGGAACACTTCTAAAACTAAAGCAGCCAATATGCAAAAAGCCCCACAAAGAGGGGGCTGGCGTCTCTAAGAAAGCGCCAGGCTACCTCACATGGCCTGTTATCACCCCCTGACTGCTTATTTAAGTAAGCATCAGACAAACTATAAGACCGGCAAATCATATCGCCGTGTCTCATTTAAAGAATCTGACGAACATGATCGTCAGATCTCTCTACCCTGCGGCCAATGTGTTGGCTGCAGGCTAGAAAAATCACGTCAATGGGCTATGCGTTGTATGCATGAAGCCCAATTACACCAAAACAACTGTTTTATCACCCTCACATATGACAACGAAAACCTTCCAAAAACTGGATCGCTTGACAAAAGCGACTTCCAAAAATTCCTTAAACGTTTCAGAAAATCCATTGCACCTGCAAAATTACGTTA